TATTAAAAACATAATTGTTTTATTTAATTTTACATCAACAGAATCATCTTTAATAAAAATAAAATTATTATAGTATTTTTTACCAAAATCTATTATATCAAATATTTCATTCATATAATAAATTATAAAATTTTTTTCAAATTCAATCCATTCCACCCGCCCCGCCATTATCTCCTCCTAAAGTTTGATTTTTTAAATACTCTTCCAATTCTTTTATTTGATCATCACTCAAGGGCTTCATGTTCTTTTTATCTTCAACATCTTTGGATGCCTTGTCTAACATTTCTGCACCTTGTTTTTCAATTATTGATGACATCATTTCTTCGAACTTACCACCTAATCCCTCTTTACCTCCCTCTCCCATTCCACTTAATACTCCTTTTAATGATTCACCTATTCCTCCTGCCCCCCCTAATCCAGATAACATACTTTCATCAATATTTAAATTTGATTTACTTAATAATTCTTTCATATCTGGTAATTTAAGATTGTCAAATTTAGATGTATCTATATTCTTTGTAATTTCTTCCGGATTACTTAAAATTCCAGGAACAGCACTTAAAAATGAACCGAAATCAAATTCTCCCGATTCAAATCTCTTTGAATAGTCCTTCGCAAGTGATTGTAAATTATCCATTAATGCTTGTCCTGGATCTTTTGAACCACTAATATCTCCAATATTGTTCGTTAATTGAGATATCATATCAGATAACATATTATTTGCTTTTGATGTTGCTTCTGGTGTTGCTTGTGATTTTAGTTTTTCAAACATACCATTAACATCCATCTTTTTAATATCCTCTTGTAAATTATCAACTAATTTTCCTAAACTTCCACCTTCCATAGTTTTTGTAAGATTTCCAAATAATGCTTCATCACGATCCTTCACATTTTCTTCAATTGATAAATATAAAAGAGTTATATTATCCCATATCTTTTCAACAACTTCTTCTCTTTCTTCTGCTTTTAAAACAGCATATAAATTAATCTTTGGTAAAATTTCACTACCCTTATTTGTCTTATAGAATAATAATTTATTTCTCTTTAATAAATATCCATTTGACTTTTCATTTGTTTTTATTTCTACATAAAAACGTCTTATTCTTTCATCTCTTTTTGATTCGTCTACATTACATTTTGCTTCATTGCAGCTATTATAATATTTAACTAGATTGTTAAATATATCAACAGTTTGTTCTGTAATAACAATGTCTTCAAGTTTTTTACTCATATATTAAGATAATATATTTATGCTTTTAAATTAACTTTCTATAAACATTTTTCAAAATATTTTGATCCCAATTGACATAGAATATCTAAGCTATCAAATAGTTTATCCTTTTGTTTTTTAGATAATTGCTCAAATAATTTTTTAAATTTAAATATTTTTGTAATAGAATTTGAATCATCATATTTCTTAAAAGAATTTTCATCTAAAAAGAAATCAATATCCTTCTTCTTTATTTTATCATAAAATTCTAAAACATAAATATTAAATTGATCTATGATTAATGATTGATTCGCTTTTATTACATCATTATACACGTTTGAAAAGTATAAAATATCTTCATCTTTAACCATTGTGTTTAAATTTGTTATTAATGCATATAAATATTGATTAAAAATCATTGCAACATCCATTTTATCTAAACTATCTAGTTCTGAAATGTCTAAATCTTCCATTATAAAATAAATTATAAATATTTTTTTATATATAACTTTATATAAGTTTATTATGTATAAACAAAAATATATGAAATATAAATCTAAATATTTATTTGGTGGTAATTCTAATAAAATTGTTCCAGTTACAAATGATTCAGATATGTCCTATCCTGTTACACACCCATATAACATTGGAAAATTAAAAGTTGATAGTATTCATACTCTACATTACGAAGAAAATGGAAATCCAAATGGAAAACCAATTGTATTTTTACATGGAGGTCCTGGTGGTGGTATAAGCAAAAACTATAGTGCATTATTTGATAAATCATTATATCGTGTAATTGCATTTGATCAAAGAGGTTGTGGTAATTCAACCCCATACGCTGCTCTTGAAAATAATACGACAAATCATTTAATAGATGATATTGAAAAAATAAGAGAATATTTAGGAATTGAAAGATGGTATGTATGTGGGGGATCATGGGGATCAACACTAGCATTATTATATGCAATTAAATATCCTTTTAGAGTATTAGGAATGAATATTAGTGGTGTTTGTTTATTTAGAAAAGTCGATGTTGATTGGTTATATAGACGTGGAGGAGTTTCTAATATTCATCCAGAAGAATTTGATGATTTTGAATCTATTTTATCAGAATATGAAAAAAAAGATACAATAAAGAGTTATTTTACTAGATTAACATCTACTGATAAAAAAACACAAATGGACGCATGTTATCATTGGGCAAAATTAGAATTAAGAATTATGTCACCATTTGATCCTAAACAGTATGATGCCGAATTAAAACCCGAAAATTTAGAAAATATATTACCTTGCGCAATATTTGAATGTTATTATTCGTCAATGCTAGCATTTTTACCAACTGATAATTATATTTTAGATAATATTCACAAAATTGCACATATACCTCTAATTATAACACAAACAAGATTTGATATGGTATGTCCTGTAGATTCAGCATATCAAATTAAAAAAGTATTACCAAAAACTGATTTAAGAATATTACCAATTGGAGGACATTCAACACGTGATATAGAAACAAAAAATTTTGAAATTACCGCATTAAATGATTTACACAAACTATCTTCTGCCTCGTCATCTACCTCTTCCTCTACTTCTTAATAATAATTGCATTTGTCTATTTCTCTCTAAGACCATATCTTTCATTTCTTGATCTGTTTCTGATTCTTTTAATTTTTGTTCATTGTTATAGTCTGTTTTAATATCGATTTTTGGTGAATCATCAATATTATTAACATTTGTTTGGGCTTTATCTACATTTTTTCCTTCCTCAATAAATGTATATTCATCTGTTATTTTATTAAATTCTGTATTCATTCCTTTTTGATCTAATTCATTTACAATCTGTTTCATTTGAACTATTTTTTTTGTTATATTATTTGTTTGTTGATTATAAAATTTAATATTTTCTAAATATGCTATAGCATTTTCACATTCAATTGGTTTAACAATATTTTTAACAATTAAAAATGGTACATCATATTTTTTTAGATCTTCGGGTAATTTTATTGTTTGAACATCAACAATTTTATAGTTATCATCAACCATTGATTTTAATTTATTTGATAGCTGACAATTTTGTTTAACAAAAAGTAAATTTTTTCTTTCCATAATAAAATTTATATATTTAAATATTATAATGAACGTCATTGAAAAATATTTAGAAGTTTATAAACAATGTATAATATTATTAAGTGGTTTTGAAAAATTACATCTTAGCGAATATGCTAAAAAACTCGCGAAAGAATTTAATTTCACTTTAATAGAATTTAAATATCCAGAATATGATGACTTAAATCAAGAAATTGAAAAACTTTTAAAAGAAAAAAAACCCAAAGGAATTATAGTGTATGGATTAACTTTTCCAACATTACAATTAAAGTTTAAAACATCATATCATATTGCTATAAATGGAAACAGAACATTAATAAATGATGATGACGAATTTAAAATATATCAAGAATATTTAGATAAAAGTTTTATTAATAAATTTAAAAATCTCAAAGAAGCTGAATTTCAAGATAATATATATGATGATATATTTTTATTATGTATTACAATGATTATGAAACGTGTATATGGAGATAAATACGATGAAATGATGAAAAAATATGCTGATATTGAATCTGAATCTGAAAAAAAAGAAAACCCATCCCCTATAAGTGATGACGAAGATAAAAAAATTGTAGAAGAAGAAACAAATTATAAAAAGAAAAAAGGAAAGAAGACTAAAATGTCAAAAATGAAAGGTGGTAATATTGTAACTGGTGTTAGAGTTTTAAAGTATAAGTTATAAGAAACGCTTCTCAGACTAATTTTTATTTTTATAAATAAAAATTGATTTTATAATTCATTTAAATAAATATCAATAATAAATATATAAAATGGATATCAAACTAAAAGTAAATAAATATCAAAAGTCGACTAATAACTTTCATGATAATGAGTTAAGTCTTCAAATATCCGGAAAAGACAACAACTATGTTTTAGTTAATACATTAAGACGTTTAGTTATGTCATCTGTACCAATATATGCTTTCCATGAAACTAACATAACAATTGATACGAATACATCAATATTTAACAATGATATGTTAAAAGATCGTTTTAGAAATATTCCAATTTTTAATATTGAAAATCCAGTTTCAACTGTAGATTCATATGATGAATTAGAAGTTAAAAAAGAAGGACTTGTTGATAAAATAAATGGATTAACAATGTATATTAATATAAAAAATAACAAAGATATGGTTATGAATGTAACAACAGATGATGTTACATTTTATTACAAAGGAAAACAAATTAATTCTCCGTATAAGAAACCAATCCTTTTAGTTAATTTAAGAAGAGGACAAGAATTAAAAGGAACATGTATTGCAACATTAAATATTGGAAAGAATGACGGAATTTATTATTCGGGTATGGCATATCATTATCAAGATGATAATGATGCTAAGAATTTTGAACTTGTTATAAATAGTAATAGACAATTAGANGAAATTGAGTTATTAAAGCGAGGATGTAAAATTTTAATAACAAAGAGTCATAAATTAGAGAAACTTATTATTTCAAATCTTGAAAAGGAAGAAAATGATGATGTTTTAAATAAAGGTTTATTAAAAATTCAGGATGAAAATGCAACATTTGGTAATTTGATATCATATTATTTACAAGATCAAAAGAATATTGAATTTGCTGGATATCATATTCCTTTTTTATATCTAAATGAAATTATAATTAGATATAGAACAGATGGAAAAAATATTATAGATGTTTTAAAGAAAACATTTAATGAAATTAGAGATATTTTTAGTCATATAAATAAACAATTAGAAAAACTATAAAAACTATACACTACACACTATTAGGTGTTTTAACATCAACATTTTTTTTATTATATTGAGGAGAAAAAAATTTTATTTCAGATGCTTTTAATCGAGGAGACATATACACTAATTTTTTTATTAAAAATATTTCAATATTTCCAAAACTAATATTTCGTTCTCTTATTTCAAATGATAATCTCTTGTGAATTATATAATCAGGTGTTAATGCTCCATATGTTGATTTTACTTGTTTTAACATTTTTTTATTTCCACAAAAACAGTTGTTATTACATTTAATATACTGTCTACAAATACAATCAGAATCACAATTACATACAGGTATTCTAATTGACAGACGTAGCGGTTTAGTATCCATTTGATTTGGATTTATACTATTATTCATTATAATTGTATTTATTTTTAATTTCAATTTTTTATAAATTAATATTTTATTCTGACTCAGATCCTGAATCGATGATATCTGATTCATTTTCAGATTCCTCATCAGATTCTAGTTCATCTTCAGAATCAGATTCAGATTCTAGAACTGCCTCCTTAATTATTTGAGCAAGTTCCTTTAGTTCTGAATCCATTTTAGTGTTCTCTTCTTTTTGGTGCTCTTCTTCGAGAGCATCAATAATATCTTCATCATCAGAAGCAATAGAATTAATTTCACATGCTTCTGATTCACTTTCTTCATGTTCGATTAATGATTCGATAAATTCCT